CTACAGCACTGACGATTGCAACTGTGAAAGTGGTAATGGCCGAACCACACCAGGTCAATTTCGAGGTGATTGTCCACCCAGTGATGTCGACAATAATCAATGCGTCGTACTCGGCTTGGTCAACATCTCGGGCTGCTTCGGTGTCGATGACATCCTGCGGCACCACAGGGTCTGCGATAAGAGCTGCTTGATAGGCAGCTTCCGTGATGACCAGATCAGCAGCGGCTGCAAGGGCGGCAGTACTGTTCGGATCCGTGATGGTGATGTCAAGCTTAAAGGTGTCACCTCGCTTGAACAGGATCTTCGGGCTATCGGTCATTGGCGGCCTCCAAATTGACGGGTCTTGGAGCCTATAGCACGAGAGAATGGATTAGATCAACAAGTCAAGGAGGGATCTTTCCCCCCTTGACCATTTTTTCTCAGAAGTGGCCTTCTCGGAAACTGGCAATCCTCTGCATTTGACTGTTGGATAGGTTCGTACTGTCACCTGTGATGAGAGTATGAATCTCCTCTGGGGTAAAGCTCTGAGAGTTTCGAGTTTCGATGTAAGCATTGTAAACCAGAGGGAAATTCTCCTTGACTGCCAAGGAAACCAGTTGAGCATACTGCCGGATTTCCCACTGAGCATGGCTGTCGTCCCTGAGCCATAGGAACTTGATCAGGTTCGAGATATCCAGCTTCCAGACTACCTCGGTATAGGTATTCAGGGGCAGGACAATCCGAGCTGTCTCACGGGAAACTCCCCAGGTTAGCAGTTCCTGGTATTCGTGGAAGGCCATTCCACAGGTCTTGTAGATCTTCTGGCGCATGATTTCCGCGTTCTTGGGGCTCATAGGTTCGGCAGATCCCTGCTTGTTCACCTTGTCCTGGAGGCAGATCTGATCCAGTTCTGGTACGTAGAACAGAGGAACCATCTCCGAATATCGACCCGAGTATTCGTTCAGGTTGGCAGTCCGATGACGGACCCACTGTCGCATCACGAATATGGGCATACGGATGTGGAAACGGATCTCTCCCATTTCCAGGGGGGACGTGTGCTTGTTTCGAACCAGATAGTTGATGAGACCAGCATCGTTGCTGACCTTCTTGGTTCCACGTCCGTAGGACATACGTGCTGACTCACAGATGGTGGTATCTGAGCCCATGACCTCCAACACTTTGAAGAAGCCATGGTCCAAGACTTGGGTGGCACCTTCTGGCATATCCTCCCAAGTACGAAGTATGCCATCGGCAAGAGGAAGTCCGACCCATTTTCGAAGATCTTCATCCGCATCTTCACTGATTTCGGTTCGGTGCAGGTTGTCATATTCTTCTTGTTCTAGACCACCCGGCAATGCAGGAGGAGGTGTGTAATCGACATCGAAACCTTCCTCATATAGACGCACCTGTAAGTTCCGAATTGCGACATGCAAGTTGGACTCTGGTCCATTGTTGTCGATGTGAAGGTCAGCAACATCAGGAGTCAACTGGTTGGAGTCCTTGCCTTCCGGAGGATGACGTGAGCTGCCGTCGACCCAGATGATGTAGTCGAAAATGCCCTGCTCTTTGCAGGCATCGAGTTCGGCACGGTTACGCATTCCGACGTATAGGTCATTGTCCTTCAACATCTCTGTGGCCGTGCGAGCCAGATTGGGAGTGTTGTAGGCCAGGATTAGATTGGCCCAAGTCGATCGGAAATTCACTCGATCCTCGAACATCTCATCGAAGGAGGCGTAGCGGTCTTTGCCCCAATGAGGCCAAACACACTCTCGACCAACGAAAATAGATGAGGAAGTGAAGGCTAAGTCCATCAGATCGGTGATCATGTCACCAACAGTATCCTTGCCATGGCGTGCGTGACCAATGACAAGTAGCTTCGGTTTTCTGCGTTCCATGTGTGGTTCTCCTTAGAACTTTGCTTCTTCGATGCCCCTGGCATCCTGATATTTTCCGTTTCCGTAGTCTCCGGTACACTGGAGTCGTGCGAAGAGGACTTGAGCAATACCTGACCCGGCTGGTATGGTAAGATCCTCACTACCATGAAAGACCAACTCCAACGTCAAGATGCCATTCCAGCCTGGCTCGATAACTGTGTTGAAGACCGACACACCTCTGCGAGCCCAGGAAGATTTGTCACTGACGGTGCCAACAAGATCGAGAGGCATTTGGAACATTTCCATGGAAGATGCAAGGATAAACCGTCCCCTCTTTCCTCTACCCTCATATCTGTTACGGGGATCATTGATGGTTACCCATGGACGAGTCTCGTGGTAGTTGAAGGTGATTGTCTCCTGGATACGGATGTCGTAGCCAGCTTCAGTGAGACCATAAGAAGTACCATGGGCTTGGTGCTTCATTATACGCATATTTTTGATAGGTTGAGCCGCTAACAGACTGTTCCGATTGACGATCATTTATTTCTCCTGGTTTTTGGGGATGACATACACGTCACCATATAGCTGGGATGTAGTTTCTTCTCTGTGGCGTTCTGGGACTAACCAGATAGTATGCCACTTGGGTTCGCGTGGAATAGTTACACATAGATCAGTGAAAATAACCATGGCTTCAGGGTTTCTGGTGGCTGCATAGGTATAGACCGCATCGAGACTGGTACATCCACCAGCTTTTACTGCAATCTTTCCATATGGTTCGGTATCCTTGAATATCTTGATCAGTCTAATCTCTGTATCAAAGAATAATACTGTTAGTAGATTAGGGTTAAGCAGCTCCTTGATGGTTCTCACTGAGTTATGAAAAGTCTGAGCTGTTGCTTGATTAATAGAGCCAGAGACATCTAAAGCATAGATTAAATGAGCTAGACGATTGCTTTTGATTTTACGTGCAACCCTACCAGGTAATCTGAAGGTTGTATTTGATACGCCATGCTGACGACGATTTGGCCTCATGAAGGATCGTCTTCCTCCAGAGATAGGATCTATCAGGTAGTCTTTGAAGATATCCTCGTAGGTGGAGTTTCTAACAGCGACCTTTTTATTGGTAATTTCTAGCGCAATATGCTTATAGCCTTTATTTTTGCCCAGAGATACTTTAAGGTCTTCTAGTTTTTTCTGATCTTTTTCAATATGATCAGGCACGTTGTTGTATTTATCATTTCCAGCTATAGCATCTGCTGCTGCTTTAACTAAATCTTCAATAACAGACTTAGGAACGTGCTTTGATTTTTTGCACTTAGATCCAGGAGGAGGAGGATTTTTCTTTTTATCAGCATGAATAATATCGTAGATCTCTTCTGTACTCATGCCTCGATATTTAGGATCTCTGACTTCATCAGCTCCTTCGAAAGTAAATCCTTCATCCCATAGTAAATTATTGATCACATGGTCTCCGGCTTCATTGTAGTCTTCTGGGTCGAAGAATACGCCCCTTTCCAGATGTTTCAAGATCAGGTGCCAAACTTCATGTGCAACCACAGTAATACGGGTCTGTTCGAAAAGAGAGACCCAGAAATCTGGGTTGAAAAAAATAAAACCATGACCAGCACAGGCTGTCTTAATGGAGTACGACCAGAAGATCTCGACATTAGCCAGGTATCGAGCGATTCCAACCATTTTGGGATCATCCTGGATCATCTTTTCTACTTCAGTACGAAGCTCAGTGGCTATGGTAACTGATACCTGTTCCATGATGTATTCTCCTCAGTGGGTAGAAACGCCCAATGGATCGGTAGAGATGCTGGTTCCATCATCTTGTACCTGCATACCTTGGCTTTGGTTCAGCACATGAGTAACCATCAGACGCTTATTGATGTCTTCCAGCAGAGCGAGGTCTGATACAGTCTCTCCCAGGGCTTGTTTGATGAGGCTACAGAAGAGGGCTCTGGCTTCGGCATCATTGCGGTTCATATAGAGCAGCAATGCCTCACGGGACTGGGCTCCAGACTCCATGAAGTGCTTGGCCAGCTCCTCTGTCAGCTCAGCCCGAGCGATCGCAGAGGTGGGTATCCGGATTGAAGATGCAGACTGGGCCACCTCCCAAGGATAGGGGACAACCATTTGTTCATTGAACATCTCAATGAAGGCTTTTGCTTCCATGAAACCAACGGCAGAGTACATGTTGTGGGCAATATCCTCTGTGATGGCTTTGGGCTTGTTGTTGGACAAGGGATCACTTGGGGTCTTGTTGGTTCTTTCATGAAGATTGGTGAACATAGACACAGATTCCCACCCCCGAGGGGTGCCATAAGACTCCAGCTCTTCACGACTGGATGAGGGGATCAGGCTCATCAACGTATCAGGGTTTTTGGTGATGAAGTCTTGAACAGCCTGGTTGATGTTGTTGATGGGGATCGCAGCCCATGTGAGCCAGTCCCTGACTGAGACTTTCATGTTGGCACAAAGCAGTCGTGTGATCAGGGTATCAGGCAGCTCACGAGCTAGAGCCGAGTCACTGGCACGGTTGCCTGCTGCACAAATTAGGGCTTTCTCGTGCAGTCGACGACCACCGACAGTGTGTCCCAGCAAAAGACTGTAGATGGCGCTCCACACCTCGTCTGAGGCGCTGGAAAGCTCATCCAGGAATACTAGCCAGCCAGAGTACCCATCGGGGATCTTGTCTCCCACCATAGGGAAGGTGTCGAAGGGGGTGTATTCGGCTTTGCCAGTGATTTCATTGAGTCTTGGCAAACCGGTGAGATCTTCTGGGAGCTTTTGGCTCAGACGAATGTCCAGCAGCTTGAGATTGAATTCTTCGGCAATCTGTGCATAAATATCGGATTTTCCAATACCTGGGGGACCAGCGGTGTAGGGTATTTTGCGGATTTTCAATGCGTTGGTAATGAACTTTTTCATTTCACTGGGTGTCAGTTCCAACATGGTATGTGCCCTCCGAGTTGTATCAGGATTTGGTCAAAAGAAAACCAAAGAAGAGGGCACTCACTCTTCGATATACTTTTTGATTTTACAGCCGAATACTTTTTTGCCTGGACGTTGTTGCATAAGTGCAGCTCCTGCGGCCCTGGGGTTGGGGTTGCCAGATTCTCCTATATAAACGCCTATGGTGAGCATGACATCGGAATACCAGATAGTCTTGGTATCCTCATCAAAAAAATAGTAATGAGTCATGTGATTTTCCTCTTGTTTGAGATTGACACCATTTCTAAAATGGTGTCTACAATCGTTCGTTGATGTTTAGTGCGTAACTCCTTTCACGTTTCCTTCCTGCCTTGTTGCTGTTGTGTGTACTAAAAAGGCTACCCCATCCCTGGTTTGGGACGGGGTAGCCTGCTTTTTAGGTAAGCAGGTAGTTGCCATTGAGGATGTTTTGACGGTTAATCACTCCAACCTTCCTGGCATTGAGATTTCTCTCAGCGATCTGAGAACAGATATCAGACAGCATTCGTGAGTCGTTGATGTCGGCCATGATAGTGTTGTATTGCTGGCGCACATCGTTGCCGTAGTTAGGGTGAGCCCGGAAACAGTCATGGACTGTAACCACATGGAAGGGTTCATCCGGAAGTCCCAGGATCATCTTAGCGATGACCACAGTATCCACCACAGTCAAAGTTTGAGTATCCAGATAGTCAAGAATGCGGGTACTCAAGAACCCTGAATCGACGTAATTGTCCCAGAGCTTCTGGGTCATTTCGTGTTTATTGTAGGTGTCGATTTCGAATTCTAAGTCTTTGGTGATGGCGAAGGTGATATTGGTTATGTGAGGCTGGTCGTAAGAGCAGCGACGAACCATCTCACGAACAATCATGCCATCGATCGAGTGGATTAGGTTTGGGCCTAGACCCTTGTGGAAGTCAGGTCTTCCGTCAACTTCCACAATGAGCTTGTGATCGACACCCAAGAAGGAGAAGTTCCTAGTCTCTTTGTTCTTGGTCTCGATGCCAGCATGGAAGTTATCCGGGAGCCTCCACATGTAGGCGGATCCCTTGACCTGGTTCCACAAATCTTGAAGGCTGAGGTTCAGTTCCCATGCCCCAGGTGCCATGGTCTCCATGGTTTCGTAGAACACGTCGATGTTCTCCTTGAAGACCTCTTCTGGTGTGGATACCGAGCCATAAAGGCTCGTCATGATGGCGTCCTTCACTTGTTTGCGTGTCAGGGCCCCGTGAAGGTTCATTGCCCCGTAGATGGTGGTGTAAGAGTCGACACAATCATACATGTCTCCACCGCAGAGCAACCAGGAGTGAGGACAAGAGACCAGAAGAGACAGAAGCTGGAGGCCAGAGCTGCTGGCATCCAAGGTGATCATGTAGCCGGTGGGATGGCCTGCCATTCCCTTCTTGTACGCCTCGACGGCTGCACGAAGACCAACAGGGTTGCTGGCCTTCTTGTAGGTGTCTTCGTCATCGAGGAGCATGAAGTTGAAATGGGCGATACGATCGCTCCAGTTCTTCTTCTCAAAGGACTTGTCGTGTTTGCAGGCGATTTCGGCTTTGAGGTATTCGGTACCAGTAAGCGTCTGAAACATCAGTAATCCTCCCATTCGTAATCGTAGTCATCCATGATGGCATCATGTAGAGTGTCGTGGTCGATGTGATCGTATTCATCAGCATCGTCTTGATTGAAGATAACATCTTGTGTTTCGTTGAACTCGGTGATCATGTCATTGCAGTCGTCCATGATCTCCTGGTCTTCATTTTCATCAGCATCTTCATCAGGGTTTTCGTAAGCCAACAATCCATCTTTGATGAGATTGGCATCGTGTCGCCGACCTCGTGTCTTGGTCTCTCGGACCTTTGCAGTCGGATATACATAGTCATCTTCGTCCTGTTTAGGAGCGTGACGTTTATTCTTCTTCGAATTATGTGCCACTTGCTTGACCTTTCGGGTTATTGGATGATGTGAGTACCTTCATATTCGTACTTTTCATTGGTTTCGGAGTCAGTGGGGACACCATGAACCAAGAGCCATTTCACAGATAAAGCTACCAAGGTTGCATTTTTGCCGATGCTTCCTGGTATTTTAAACAGGATAGCAACTCGGTTGTGAGCATCCTCAGAAAGTTTCAGATCAGCAGGCATTGGGCTCCTCCTAGAGGGTTTCCATGGACTTGGTGGTGAGGGCATTGACCATCTTCTCCAGTCCGGCTTCGTCGATCCCACACGCATTGACTTCGTGGGGGTAGAAGGTGTGCAGGAACATCAACATGGAGGTGACTGGTCCTGCTTTCGGCGAATGGGCCTTTATTTCAGCGGGCGAAGAGTATCGATTGAGAGACATTGGAGGCTCCTGTATCTATTTCGACGTTTGTACCTATACCAGAGATACGCATTGCGGCAGTGGTGAGGGTCAAACCAAAATAACAGATCGATAGCGAAGGAATAGACACAAGATTTGTGTCCCCGTAACCGAGCGACCTCGTGAGACTTGGCAGATAAAGTCATTTCTTCTCGGTTGAAGAGGATGAAACAAACCCATTCGGATAGAAAGATCAGTCGGTCTAAGAGGTCCATGATTTACTCCTGTATATGGCACCTCAATCTTTCGATGTTTTCGAGCAGTTTGTCAAACCTCTCTTTGGCTATTGTGACAACCCCGCTGAGAAGCCTAGTAGCCAGATTGCTACAAAGGCCACGGTCAGTTCGATCATAGTTTTTGTGGTCATGTTAATTTTTCCTTTGCTGCGAGCTGGAGGACTGCTTTGTTGTAGTCGGTCCCCTGGGTGTTGACGTGATAACCAGAGGCGTAGCAGCGACCTCTGCGGTCGTATTTGTGGGTGAGGTACAGAACATCAGAGAGTTCAGCGAGACCCTCCATGACCTCCAAAGAGACGCTGTAGAAGACAGATGCCTGCTTCAGTCGCTTGCGGAAGTCATCGTAGGACTCCCCCTCTTTGCGGGTGGGCTTGATGTATTTGCCCTCGGCAGAGCGGATCACCGAGAAGTCCAGAACCAGAGGAACAGCGTTCACGCGGTTAAGGTGATCCAGACATACGTCGAGATTATTGAAATATGTCGACCCATTCAGGATCACTAAGCCTTTGATGGTGTGGTACCCGGTGGAGAAGTTATCGTGGATCGTGTCGGGTTTGACGATCATTGGCAGTGGATACTGGTATCTCTCCAGCATGGCCTCGATGTTATCGCTCACGTCGTATTTGACCATGAAGTTGCCGGTGGTTTCACTGAAATCGAGGTAGTCGAACTCACACATGAGCAGCAGTTTGTCTGCCACCTCTTGGGGAGTGCCATACTTGGGGGACAGGATCCCAACCAAGGTAGGAGGATCAGCCTGACGGTGCAGGTAGATCTGGCTCAGCATGTCACGTACGAACTCATGGTCGGCGTCGATCGGGTACTGGATTGCGATTGCATCGAACTCTTCCCGTAAGACTGGGAGGAGTTGATGTTTCGAGTAGAGGATCTCCAGGTCGCTTTGTTTTTGGTCCATGGTTATTTCCTAAGCTCCTTGAGTTCATATCTATGACCGTAAGCACATTCAGGCCATTTTGGTGTGTTCGGCACGTAATTTCCGTCGTAGATCCTCAAGTTTGAGACAATCCATTTCTGGCATACTTCAGCCATGGCTTGTTTAAGCTTGGGACAGTCTCGGTTTTTGAATGTGGCTGGGTAGGTTCGGTCCATGCAGTCGCCGTAGGGCATCTGCCGATTGTAGACCAGGACTACGCCAGCCACTCGACACGGCCTTTGATAATGCCAATCAAGCCGTAGCTTCGTTTGATGGCTTCATTGATCAGTGTTTCGGCATATCCCATTTGCCTCATACCTTGACGAACGATACCTTCGATGTAGAGACTGCCATCGTCGCGTTCACGGACTTCGACAGCCTCGGCATGGGCATTGTCACCATCAGAGGTGAAGTCATTCCAGATGACTGTTACAATCATCGCAGATCTCCTTATTTGCTGTAGAAGATGTGATCTCCGATCTGTCCATCCAGCTCCAGAGCGTGGGTCCAGGAGGGATGCACAGACGTGGCGTGATAGTGAGTGGCTGTCAGACCCAGGGTGTTGTGGCCCTCCACAGCGTCCCTGGCGATGATCTGGGCAGTTACCCAGGCAGCAGCGTCTCCATACTTGGTTGGATCGTCGGACAATCCATCATGGGTGAAGCTGAACTGCTTGGACTGGTTGACCACTCCACAGATAGTATCAGGCCATTGCGAGTCCTCAACGCGATTGAGGATGACCTCGGCTACAGCCATTTGTCCATCGATGGGTTGGTTACGTGCCTCAAAGAAGAGAGCCGTAGCCAGACATAGCTCGATGATCATGATTCAGCACCTTTCCGCTTTTTCCTGAGTTCTGTTACTTTTTCGATGAGTCGTTTGATACGTCGCACTTCATTGTTGGCATCGTTGAGTCGCTCTTTCAGGGCAAAGTTTCCTGCTGAGGGAGCACGCAGGTATCTGATGTAGATTTCATTGCGATCCTGCTCAGCTAATTGCAGGTTATTCATACTGCTCCTCCTATTAACCAGATCAGGGTTCCCCATGACATGAAACTCGCTGTGACAGGTATGATGAGTCGCCAGTTCATGGGGATTTACTTTTTGCTGGGTATGTATACGGGGTGAGGGATCTCCAGTGCCTCTCGAACCAAGTAGGGGATATCCATCATGTTGATGGCCCCCGACAGCTCATGGAGAGCAGTGTTTGCATCGCTGCATCGGCAGTTGCGTGCGGCATAGCAGATGTTTTCATCCAGATCGTGGAAGAGTTTTTCCAGAACTAGAATGAGCTGTGCGTCTTTCATGGAAGTTTCCTTTCAGAAGGGGATTTCTCTTACATCGTCGATGTTTGGGTAGTCATACATGACCAGTTCGTCACGGAGTCCCATAAGTAGCTTACCCATGAGGTTTCGGCCTTTGCCTCGGCAAACACCCCAGAATTGATCATTCCAGGTGTTGGTTTCCTCCAACTCAAAACCGTTTGTAGATATGAGTCGAGCTTTCAGCTCAGGGATATTGAACTTTGCCCGTAGGCATAATTCCATGGATGTGACTTTGCTTACGTCACTCCAGTCACCACCAAATTTGATTATTCTGCCTTTGGCCTTGGCCTCTTTGGGGCTGAGATGTGAGAATGATTTTCGAACGGTCATGTCATAGCTTTTGCTTGCTTGATAGGCGGCCTCTACATTCAAATAAGGTATACCCAGTATGGTGATGGAGGCGGGCCAGAAGTTACTCAAGAAGCGATATTCTCCGAAGAAGCCAGCGATTTTCAGGGAGTTTCCCATAGTATTTATACTCCAGTTAGGTTTCAGGGAGTTTCCATCCATATTTTGAACTTTTGGCCAATTTCCAGTTTCACGTAGATTAACTCGAAGTTGACCGCAACGCGGGAGGAGCGAAGCGACAATGCAGTCTATTTCGTCAATCTATTTGTTCCTAGTTCAAAGTTCATACCCCCACGCTCCAACTTGGTTGGAGCGCAGGGGTATGACAGTATAGAACCACACATGTGGCAGAAAGCGGCCTTAGGCAAAGAGAGCCGTGGCCAAGTCTTCGTTGGCAGCCGGAGTGGCAGCCTGGACCGACTCTTCCTGACGGCGGTAGAGCTGGACCGACAGATTGACCGGGATCGACTCGCCTTCGCCGAGGGTGAGAGCCTTCTTCTGGATCTCGGTGATAAGCTGGTTCATCAGGTTGGCCGACGCGGCGAAGTCCGGATCCATGTTGTCATAGATCTTCCGGGACTTCAGGTCGGAGACGGCGACGCCACGAGGCAGACGCACGAACGAGGGCTCATCGCCCTCTTCGACGCCGGACTGCATGATGCCGACGTTGAGCCACAGACCCTGATACTCATCGTTGTCGTTGATGATCGGGTTGCGGCGAGGAGAGTTGACAGAAATTACGGCCATGGACATATCCTTTCAAGGATGGTTGGGTTAGTAGCTACGGGTTCTTCCCTTGAGGAGCGAAGCGACCCTTCTTCAGACAGGCATCTCAAAGGGCTGAGACGCCTCGAACGCACCGGTATCCAGCAGACACACCGTGTCAGGACCGTCGATCAGATCCAGATAAACGAACAGGCCGAAGGTGTTGTCGGGAAAGACGATGACGAATACGTTGCCGGACATGACCTCGCCATTGGCAGCCATACGGCCTTCCAGATCGACGATCATGTCCGTGAACAGGCCGGAGGATATGCAGTCCTCATACATATACTCTTCGGCAGGTTCAGGCGTAAGCGTGTCCGCAGACGCCTGAGATGCGAACATACCGTAAAGAACAATACCGAGAGTGGCGATGCCGATGAAGAGTAGAACCTTTGCGAAGTTACACATAGATAGCTCCTGTTGATGTGGGCGGGCCAATCTGGATCCTATGAACCAGGTATGACCCGCCTCGTCGATTCAAGTGTGGGTTGGTTTCCCATATAACCAGACCAGGACCGGAACCTGGCGGCTATTGGAGTTACCACTAACACCATAAGATGAGGAGCGGGCTAGTCCCGCTACTCTAACCATACGAACCCACGGTCGTATGATATTCCACAGCCAAAAGAGGCTGAGCATTAGGCATACGCCTTCCAGCCACGAGTGGCATGAAGCATATAGATTTTTCCTCCGATCATCTTGAAGCGATGGAGGAGTTTCGACGCCCCACGTTTGCTGGGCAAATCGGGATTGATGTAGCGTCGATGCGGGTAGCCACCACGCGGCTGAGCCTGATGACCGATATGCTCGGGGTTGTCGATGGACGCCAAGATCCCGAGCTGACGATGGATACCGATCTGCATCTGCTCACGTTCGTAGTTCTCACGCAGCACTGCTGCACGTATTGTGCCGCCGACGGTATCAGCCAGCGTGTAGTCGGTGAACTCGGCCTTCTTGATGGACTTGGGAACAACCATCTTGGGCATCAGAGGATCTCCTTGACGTTGAAATCACGAGTCATGACGGGTTCGTCAGTGACTTGGATGGCTTCGGTTGAGGGGCTGTAGATAGAGAGAGTGAGAGCGATCGTCTTCTGCATGGCGACATGCACACGATCGCACTGGTCGATGGCAACGACCATGGTGAGGACCATGGTTGAGAGAGTCTCCCGATAGGTGTGCAGGCTCTCATACGTGATGAGACACTGACCGTTGATGTTCATCGCCTCCGTGGCGATCATGTCCTGGATCAGGGAAGTTCGGCTCATGATCTCCAAAGGGATCGAGTAAGTGAGCTGGCGTTTGATGACAGCAGGCATCGTAAGCTCCTGATTTATTGGAACTGTTCCATCCATGGGATGGCAACAGTCCAGATGAAAATGGCGGTTGCGGTGGGTATGCCAGTGAGACTGAGTGCCCCCATAACGCTGAGGACGACGAGCAGTTTCTTCATGACTGGTTGTCCTTCATACGTGACAGGATAGCCTCCAGGGATTGGGAGGCTTTGTCCAGTTCGATGATGTCTTGGTCCGTGATACGATCGGGAGGGTTGCGACCAACATGGTTACGAACCCAGTTCACGGTGTCCAACGTATCCTGTAGCCTATCGAGGTCAAAGACCTCTCGAAGTATCCACGAAATACCCGAGGTCATGGGCTTGGTTTCCTTCCTGTAAGAGCGAAGCGATGATGAGGTCGCACATAAAGGGGCACCGCCAGTCGGTCATATGCTATGGATTTTCCCATAAGCTTACCGTTCGCGATACCCCCATATGTGCGGCCATTTCAGGCCGCATTTGGGTTTCTGGGCTTTATTTCATCTGGACCTCTCTTTCGTGCCAAGTTTATCGGTAGGTTCAGGTGTTCATGAGTGGACCCTCGCTCCACTCGTAATTGGGATTGGTTGCCCATGGAACCCACTTGCCGCCCTGGGGCAGCAAGTAGTCCTGGTTGTGGAACACAGAAGCAAGGGCCAATGTGTCCCACTTACCGGCCCAGTGGTTCCACGCCAAGTGGTTATTGAGCTTCTTGACGATGATCCATGCCGAAGGCTTAGCCATTGGTGAATTCTACCTCCAGCATGAGCCAACGAAACAGGTTCAGGAACCTGGCCTTGGTATAGTCTGGTGACCACGTTGTCATCGTGGGACAATATTCTGGAACGTCCAGCATATTGGGCCACTCCTCAGCACTCCAATACATGTCCCGTTTCTCCCAGGACAAGCACAGATTGTCGAAGTATTTGATGAGCTTATGATCGATGACCGGCAGGTTGAACCGTTCCCAGATCACGGTTGCAACAGTATCTTCGAGTGCCCGGTAGTCCGGGAACTCCACCTTGAGTGGACGCACCATGTCGGCAACGTAGGTCTCAGGTGCATCGTGCATTAATGCTGCAAGTTGGACACCAGCGTGATAGCCCTCAATGTCGGCAATCCATGCTGCATTAACCGAGTGTTGACCAACGCTGACATCCAGATCGGACAGACCATTGTAACGGATTTGTCGGCTCAGGCTATGTGCGATGTCTTCGATGAACACCTCGTCGGCTCTGGGGTCCAGAGGATAGAACCTGCGTCCACCTCGGAGCTGCATCCAGGTGCCTCGGTTAGTCACCGGGACACCTACCATATCGGGTGAGTTGTCTGCCATGGGCTTACTCCTTGTCCATGTTGTTGGCTTGTCGGGTAAAAGCCCAATACATTAGGGCAATCGGCGTGCTGATCATGATAATCAGCATGATACGAGCACCGATGTAGAACAGAAGATACTCCATTAGATGCGAGCCTTCACATCCTTGGCCAGTTTGGTGAGGTGGGCACGAGCTGCCAGTTCCTTGGCCTCAGCCTCTTCGGCCTCAACTACCATGTCAGAGCGAGGGAACCCGGTCTTGGGATCTCTCTGTGGTTTGGTTGCGAACAGCTTGCTATCAGTCTGGTCAAGCCGTTGGTCCCTCTTCGAGGGAGAGACGCCCATCATGAGATTGATGGACGCCTTGTAGAAGGCCATGAAGCTGGGGTTCATTTCAACACCCAGCTCTGCTCTCCCCGAACGAACTTGTCAGAGTCGCCTCGGGAGTAGAAATCCAGTGCCATAACGGCACCATGTGCATAGCCTGCACGGTTCATGGCGTCATTGAGTGTGCGGCCACTGACAACCTCACGGTTGCCATTTAGCCACCACAGGGTGAACTTCTTCATGGGAGTTGCTCCAGGATGAGAGTGAAGTTTTGTGCCACCAAGATGAGGATGACAGCGGGAATGCAGAGCAGCTTGACCCACACTGGCAGGTCATTCTTCGGGATGGGCTTGCTCATTGCAGGTTCTCCATCGGGTTGTAGATGAGGGTGATGATGTTCTCGATGTAGCCAGCAGCACTCCACAGGATGGGTGCCAGGAGCATCGAGACGAGCAGCGTGGTCACGACGACCGACGCGCAAAGGGCTACAAAAGACAGTCTCATACCGCTCGATCGCTCCTACTTGGTTGGTGATGAGTTTATACCTGTCCCCACTGCGTGAGCCATCAAACAGCGGGGACAGGCTGTGATCCCGGATCATTCCGGAATAGGTTGTTACGAGGTATATCTTCGGCAGATCTCACTCAGTGGCATGTAAAGCTTCTCTGCCAAATCAGAAGGAACGTCAAGAGTATTGCTGCGTTTGAAATACCAGGAGATGCTGTTGAGCATCCTCCGGACCTCGGCAGCCGTGACTGGATCAGGGTTAACAGGTCTGTTGTCTGGGGGTGCCATAGACATAAGCACATCTCCTACTTGGGATACAGAGACTTGATCCCAGCGTTGGTGACAGGGTTGGTTGGAGGAGTATTTTCCTCGGCCCCAATGACGATCTTTGGTTTCAGGGCAAGGTTCATCCCTCATACCTCCTTTGGGCCATATGGGCTCCCATGTAGTTCGAGAAGTATCCCATGAAGAACTTGGATACTCGATGACCTACCCACCAGCGTCTCTTGGTTACGGTGACCTCATCAAGCCTGAACAGGCCATCTGAGTCTGGTCCGGTGATTACATATCTGATCATGACAGCAGACCATCATCACGGTCAGCAATCATGTCGTCGTTCTCGGCCTCACAGGCCGGATCACCATGACCTTGGTCAGTGGTTGCACCAGGGTATTTGCAGGAGAACTCTGCAAAATACCACAGTCCGACGATTTCTCCATCGGTGTCTTTGATGGAGCCATCTTTGGCGGCATACATCATCCTGGCAGCCAGGAACCGGTGTATGTCGTCATCGGTGAAGAACCACTGTTGGGATGGATTGTGCTGGTCGGTTGCAGGGATATCCACGGCTCTCAAAGGCGTGGTAGGCAGGTTGGCCTGGGCCATTGGAGTTGCTCCTACTTGTTGATGCGTGAGAGGCTGAGATTGGCTCGCTGAGGTTGATGGTCAATCCCTCAGGTCAATCTCTATCTAGAGAGTTAGGGCCCTCTCCTGGGAGGGTTCCAGGAGAGGACAGGGAGTTGAACTTACCACTCGGCTTCGAGGTCGGCGAAGATCTTGGCCAGTTTATCGTCTGCTTCCAGCTCATTCTGGATGGCGACGTGCTGGTGTGCAGTGTTGAGGATAGCAGCCTTTGCTACGGTCCTGGTGACTGACTTGTGCTGATTGGCAATATAATCATTGCCGATGTCGAGGACTTTTTGCAGTGAGTCCACGGTGGAGGTGAGGGTGTTGAACGTGCTCTGCACGAACTGAGACATGGTGCGAAACATGGACATGTGAGTGCTCCCAGATGGGGTTGATGGTTAAGGGTTCAGTAAGAGCGAAGCGAAGGGACGCTGGGCCCTGGTGGTGTAAGTAACAAGGGGGGGCATGAATGGGTGTATGTCAAAGAAGCGGGGGGGTAGTTCTTCAGATGTGTACCCCAGTGTAGTGAAAGACCTACACCTCTCGACACATACCACTTTTCTCAAATTTAAATATATTATGGTTGAGTATATCAAAAACCTATTTCACATGGAGCCATGTTAAACCAGAAACATAGTTAGTGAACGGTAATGGAGGGTAATGATACTGGGGGTCGGTCAGAACTCACTCTCGGCCCTACCACCTCGCTGCGCTCGGTTCTGGTCCTTCGTTCGTTCTTCCCTTGGTTTGAGAGTGGGTGGAGTTTCAGTCATGAAAGGTCTCCATGGAGGAAGTTGTGGTCACCTTTCATATCGTATGGAGGATTATCACCTGGGCGGGAGGGGGATAATTATCATAGTTCGGCCAAGCCCTCCTCCTCAGCATCTGCCAGGCCGTAGGTATACCCCGACTCGGGTCCGGCCTGTCAAGTTTTTGGATTGGGATATTTTCCTGCGTATGAGCTGGTTCGTGAGAAAAAAGTGGCGTGGGCCGCCGCATTGGTGGGAGATTATGCGGCTGTGAGGGTTATTCGTGGGATAATCTCCTAAATTTGCAGGAGGGGATTAGGAAAATTTCTCACCAATGGTTTGATCTGTGAGATTTTCTCCTGTACAGGGGTTTCTCACGCAACGAAAGGAAACGTCCCATGGCAATGTACCCATACTTTGATCCCAAGGCGGAGATTACCAATTTCCGATACACCGACTGGCTCGTTCTGGGCCGATGTCCTGATGTACTACAGGCTGTGGGTGATCGCGAGGCCATGTATGTTGTGATGGAGGATTACCCGGTGGAGCTGACTATCGAAGGGTATCCGTATACCATCGTAGTTCCCAAAGGTCTGACGACGGATCTGGCCAGTGTTCCGAAGAGCTTCAGGAATATCGTCGGGAGGGTGGGGCCCCATCTGGAGGCTTGTATCGTCCATGACTGGCTGTACGTCGCTTGGCAATTGCAGGAACGGTCGCCGACCAAGGCTGACTGGAAGTTTGCCAACAAGGTGCTGTACGCTGGTCTGAAGGCTGCCAAAGTCAAGTGGACTGTCCGAACAGCTATCAAGGTGGCCATGCAGTTTTCTTGGGGTGTTTACAAGAACCGCGACAAGCACCTTTTCCTGCATATCCCGTCATGATTACCATGGTCACCACCTGGTATCTGGTACTCCTGGTTGCTGTCGGCGACCACTGGTCCCTCGACCCCAATCATCTCCCGGCACCCTTCAAGACCCAGCAGGAATGTGTGGATGAAGGTTTCAGCCTGATGATCGATCGTCGTAACGAGAAAGCCAAGCTCTACTGCATCGAGGCCGATGACTGGCAGGATCTGCACGACATCATGCTCAAAGCGTTCAAATTCGGAGGAGATAACGTATGAACTGGTTTCTCGTTTTATTGTTCTGGAACCCAGCGATCCAGGACTTTGCAGTGGCCGATGGGTGGGCACCTCTTCAGCAGCCAAACAAGGCAATATGTGAAGAGCGCCTCTTATTTGCTCAAGACTACCTGCCGATGGTTGTAGGGGATGTCAAGCACAGGACAGCCTGTGTCATGGCTGACAATCGTTGGGAAGCCGCCCGAAAAGTAAAAGGAGACCCTGTATGACGAAGAAGACCGAGTTTACCAGAATATTCTCCCCCCGTACTGATAAGGCCGTCAAGGCCATTCTGCTCCTGACCAATGGGGCGAGGTACAAACCCACGGAGAAGGAGGTAGCTGAGACTCTGGATGTGCTGAAATCCGCAGTGAACGATATCGCTCAGCTTTATGGGGTGCTCCCCGGTGGCGAGGTTGTCGTCAAGGATATCCCAGCGACGAAGGGCGGTGCCGCAGGCACAACGTCCGAGGAGCGGATTGAGGCAAAGAAAGCCCTCATCAAGCGATCACCCTTTGCCCATGAAGATGTGGATGCGAATGTCCGGAGTATCCCGGAGGCCCAGCTCACGGCGTATGCAACTCATATCCTGCATCGGATCAGTGAGAAATTCGACACCCTCAAATAAGAGTTAGGGAGGCGACCAGAACATTGGCCGCCTCCCTCCTTTTATGCCTTCGAGATGAACCCCATTTCCATCGTAGCCAGATCCCCACCAACCCACGGCAAACTGGTAGCCGGGTTGATATCGAACTGCGTCAGTTCGTAGCTTAGGGTTGCTCCCAGCAGGATATCGGCTGTGCTGTCGTAGTTCACGGCACTCATGCGGACTGTGTGTCGCATGTTCTGGGGGCCGTTGGCACCAGCCAGGCTCTGGGAAGCCACCATCACGGCGGAGATGTTGGATGCACCACCGTAGGCTGCCAGATCCAGGGTATGACGTGCATTGGCCGCTGTGGTGGTGATACCCGAGGCGGGATCATCATCGGACAGGTTCGCAGCCGGGCCGATCCAATCAGCCTCTCCACCAGTAGCCGTCGGACGGACCAGGCTCATACGAGCGTTCCGGGTATCCACGTCGGCGACGATGAACTCAGAGAAGTTCATCGTATCTGTGACGAGATCTGAGAATGCACAACCCACGGTGAAGTAGGCAGGAGCACCCCAGGAAGCGGGATTACTGGCGATGGAGTTCGTTATGGCAAGGCCGCCATTCACGTACATATGCACAGCCATGAGAACGCCAGTCATCTCGACTTTGATATCGACGTTGTTGACACGGTTACGGTTGAAGGGGATGGTTTGCTCGGCAGTCTCACTACCACCAGCACCATTGTAGTGGGTCAATGTAACTGTGTAGGCGACTGATGGAACCTTCTTGGACATCACGAACAAAAGATTACCGCTGACATCAAAAGCCTTGAAGAACGTGAAGAAGCCATTGTTCTCGATGCTATCCATGAACATGCGAAAGTGCATCCAAGTGTCGTCCCCAGCTACAGGAGTGAATACAGGCGAAGTCATCACCTCCTGTTCGGCCAATTCAATGGCGTAAGGCACCCTCGTTGAGTCAAAAGTACCTGCCGTCGTGGACGACACACCGTTGACCCAGTGAGCTTTGTTGTTGGAAACGAATACAATATTCGGCATGGGGTGGTCTCCTCGGTTACAGTATTTTGATCAACTCGATCTGGATGTCGTCAGCATAGACGCTGTTGGCGGTGCTACCTAGTGTATCATGCGCCTTGAAAAGTACAGTTATTTTTACTTTCCTGGTCAGGGTGGGTAGGCTCAGTTTATCGTCCAAAGTCTGGTCTCGCATCCATCCTTCGTTGGCTGGGCTCGCTGGCATAGTGGCTACCGCCGTGTTCAATACTCCATCTGCCGCATTGAGAGCTTCCAGGGTGATTACCAGGATATCGTACTCTTGTTTGGACTGGTGAAGGAAATTGGCAAAGCAGTAGCAGAGTCCTGTGTCGACATCAGTGAAATCACCCGCAGGAATGAGTATCACTTGGCTCATCTGGGAGTCGACACCTTGGCCGAGATCAGCAGGCATGAAGAAGCGCAGACCCTCTCTGTTACCCGCATTGTGATCTGTGGCCGTGGTAACGGAGGTGACTGTACCGGTGTCCATGGTCCAATCGGTCATGACGGAGTTTTCCGCATCACCGTTAACAACGACCAGAGGTGTCAGGGATGTCACCATCTCCATGACATAAGCACCTAGCTCCATATGCGATTGTGCAGGGAGACAGGGCAGGCCGGTCATCACATAACTCTCCGCCTCAAAGTGTGTTTGTGAGTCAGGATCGCCCATCCCATTTATAATGAACGCACATTGCTCCTCTACAGCGATCTGACCCTCGACAGCAAGACCCTGCATTATCATGGCGTCAAGAGTCATCTGTTGAGCCTGGATTGGGGTCGACAATCCTTGGATGACACTCCAATCCACTGTGAAGACACTGCTGGCGACGAGAGCTTCCATCGTGATACCGTTGGAAATCAGACTGTCATTTCCCGAGGCGTTGGTTGCCGTTACCAGACAGGTAATCTCTGACCCGATATCCCCGATGACCGTGGCGTACATGTTGCTGGTTTCCCCAGGAATATCGATCGTGTCTTTCTTCCACTGGTAGGTAGCCACAGCACGAGGGGACGAATGGAAAGCTCCCTCACTGCAAAGGAGCACAGACAACTCAACAACACTACCCACAACGATAGGAGCCCCATAGAACAGAGGTACGGTCGCTGCCGATATGTGATAAGCATCGGGTCCAAGGATCGAGGATACGAACGGAGATCCGCTGAGAATGATCTGCTCAACGTGACGATCCTGGACCGCATCGGTTACCTTATCGGCTTGATGCGTCATCAGGTGAGAGCACCATGGACGGCGAAGGTCGCATTGCCAGTGGCCAGAATACGCATCTCAGGCATATTGCCCCGAGGCATCCGGATCACATTGGAGACTGTGACTGTGTACGAAGCGTCCGCAGGGGTGAACCATGCGTCGAGTTCGTCCTTCACCTGAAACTGGATATTTCCAGTATTCACGATACAAGTCACATTCAGATCTGGTTCACTGGGCCCGCCCGCCTGAGCGATAACGGTAGTATCCGTAAGGACATACCATTTGAGGACGCAGGTGTAGTTTGTTGTGCATACCATGGCTTGATTTCCAGTCTGTTTCCAGGTTATAGGGATCGAGTAAATACTCATGTAGCACAACACAAGGTAATCATGCAATGCTTACACTAGGACAAGTTCGAGAGTCTCTGCCAGCCAACTTCCGCAACAACATAACGGAGGATATGGTTACTCAGCTCAACGGTCTCTCATCCGATCCGGAGGAGGCTCGGTATATCCGAGAGAACTTTGTGTCGTTCTCTCAGGTACTTATGGAGGGACGGTACAAAGTCGGTGACTACGTAAGGGCCGTAATGTACGTCAGTCACAAGGTCATGGGCAAGTCGAATATGGCGTCCTATATCGCCACCTTCCCCGATCGTTATCAATCCATGGTGGACCGAAAAAAGGAGCCGAAGGACATCTCCTCTATTGTCACGGCATACAACAAGGGGGCCCTGGTGACCAAGGTTATGGAGAGGGCAATCGTTCCGACATGGATCCTGAACCAGGATATGCACCAGAAAGCCCTTCAAACTCAGCATGATCTCATGATTGATGACCATGTGTCCGATAAGGTTCGCTGTGAGGCTGCCAACAGCCTGCTCACCCATCTGAAAAAGCCAGAGGTTCACAAGACTGAGTTGAAGATTGACATCGGCTTGAATGATGGCATGGCCGCACTCGAAGCTTCCTTGATTGAGATGAGTGAGCGTCAGCTAAACTCGATCGCCAATGACCCTAATACATCAGCCAATGATGTGGCGGGCAAATCCTTGAGGGTGATTGGTAGCTCATGAAGCACGATCCGGAGCATTATATCAAACCTAAGAGTGTGGATGACTACCTGAATGAGGTAGACTTCCAGCTACTCAACAGCAACGCCAACTATGTGCCGTCGCTGTTTTCGCTCAAGTTCATGAATTTCATTAAGCTGGTAAATGGAGATGTGGGTGAGGATAATAAAACTCCAGTGATGCACCTTGCCATGCTTGATATTCTGGCTGAGAATTGGCCCAAGATTGCAAACCTGTGTGCCCGTGGTACAGCGAAGACCACGTTGTTCATGGAGTATTTGGTTTTATATCTCGCCCTGTTTGGTGAGTTGCCGAAGTTTGGCAAGGTCACAGGTATGCTTTATATCTCCGACTCCATGGATAACGGCGTCAAATCGGCCCGAAACTCCATCGAGTTCCGTTACAACAACTCCGAGTTCCTCCAGAGCTGGATCCATCCGAAAAATACCCGGTTCACTGAGAACTATCTGGAATTCAAGAATACCAAGGGCCACATGCTGGGTGTGAAGATGTTCGGTGCCAAGTCGGGTATCCGGGGAACCAAGATATTTGGTAAACGCCCCGTGCTGGCTGTCATGGATGATCTGGTTTCCGATGCTGACTCCAAGTCGGTCACTGCCATGGAGGCAATCAAGGATACAGTCTATTCTGGCGTGCAGTATGCCTTGGATCCAACCAGGAACAAGATGATCATGAACGGTACCCCCTTCAACAAGGAGGATATCGTCTACTCAGCGATCGAGAGTGGGGCGTGGAAGGTCAACGTCTGGCCGATCTGTGAACGGTTCCCTTGTTCCGAAGAAGAATTCCGGGGTGCGTGGGAGGATCGGTTCACATACGCCTACGTGAAGGGTCAGTACGACTCAGCCAAGATGGAGGGCAAGCTGAAGAACTTCAGGCAGGAGCTGATGCTCCGCATTACGTCTGATGAGTCTCGTTTGGTCAAGGAGGCAGAAATCCTTTGGGCCCCCAGAGCGAAAATTCTTGCCAATAAGCATCTCTACAATTTTTATATCACAACCGATTTTGCCACCTCGGCAAAACAGACAGCGGACTACTCAGTGATCGCTGTATGGGCTTATGACAATCTGGGAAATTGGACCTTGATCGATGGTGTGTGCAAACGGCAGACCATGGACAAGAGTATCAACGCCCTCTTTAAGTTCGCCAAGGAATATGAGCCCCAAGGTGTGGGTGTAGAAATTACTGGTCAGCAGCAGGGGTTTATCGCTTGGATCGAGGCGGAGATGGATTATCGGGAGCAGTATTTCAATCTGTCGACCCACAACGGTAGCACAGGAATTCGCCCCGCCACTGATAAACTTTCTCGCTTCAATATGGTGGTCCCTCTGTTCAAGAAGGGCAAAATCTTCTTCGCCGAGGAGATGAAAGAGACCGAAATGTTCGGATTATTCGTCGAACAGATCGCTCTAGCCACCAAAGACGGGATAAAAGGCAAGGATGATTGCATTGACACAGTTTCAATGCTTCAATACATGTATCCGTGGAAACCTAACGTCCCGGAAGTCCTCGTCGTGGAAGAACAACGAGACGAGCATATCTGGGGCAGCGTAGACTCGCACCAAGACGGTGCTGATGATGGAAACTTTGGATCCTATGTGGTCTAGCAAATGAGAGGTCACCATGCTCACATACATCCAATTCGCGGAACGATTGGCACGAGGTCAGCTCAAGAACACCTCAGCGGTGGACGAGACCAACCTCGGTGAGATCTGCCCAGATTACACTGCCACGATCCTCAATCTCACAAACCAGGGACTACTCGACATCACGACCCGGCTTCCTCTGATCAAGAAGCTTGTCGACCTGACGTTTGTCACGGACCAGTACGTGTATCCCCTGGTTGTCGCAGGAGCCTATCTCGACACCACCACCAACGATCTAGATGCGTTCGTGGATGAGACTTTCGTCAAGGTGCTCGATGTCTACGATGCCGATGGCACTCGGTATCAACCCAACACCGGTGGACACATCACCACCCCTACCTACAACAGTCTGCGCTTCTCTGCTGACTATCGGGACTCGACCAAGAGTGTCTATATCGGCCCGAAGGTGCGTATTCAGTACCAGGCCAAGCATCTGGAGATCGACGACAGTGAGAATATTGATCTGCCCCCCAACATGATCGCAGCTCTCCAGCTCTTCGTAGCTTCCCAGTACATTTCCGACATGGGTAGCAAGGAGCATGTGCAACGGGGCGATGGCTACTACGCCCTGTACCTCCGTCAGGTTGGGGAGGATGTCATCAATAACACGAGTGGCACCTCCGAAGTCGAAGAGCACGATCGCTTCACTGACAACGGATTTGTCTGATGTCGAACCAGGAACCTGATATATTCGCTCAAGTATTCAACCAGAAGGCCCTGGTCCTCATGGTCTTTGGTTCACTAGGTGGGTCCGTCAGGGCTGCCGTTTTGAAGACGGGATGGCGTGAAAGCTTGCGAGTTATTTTCGTAGGTGGTGCTGTTTCTTTTAGCGTTGGGATTGCCGGTCCTCGCGTAGTAGCTCCCATTTTTGGCGACCTTGGTACATCTGGCTCTATGGGTGCGCTTACTGCTTCCGCGTTTCTGCTGGGACTCATTTCAGTCACTATTGTGGAGCGTATACTCACCCACATTAAGGGAGGTACTGTGAAATGACCGTATTCAGAGAGTGGCTCAATGGGCCTTCAAAAAATGCTGAGGACTCCAGGGTTCTGATGGTAGGTATTGTTTGCACGTTGCTTATCTTCACGGTTTTCTCGGCGTAAACGATCCACGTTGACTTGACCCAAAATAGGTAATAAGAGCAAGCCCACAATGGCAAACCTAAGGAGAACAAGATGAAGACGACATTCGCAATCGTCGCTTTGGTCTGTGCTGCTGCCCTCTCGGGTTGTGGTGCTGGCGGAGGCTACAAAGGCACCGAACGCGGTATCGATCTGGAGATCGAGGGTGCGCTTTGGGGCATGGGTGGTGGCGTAAGGGGACGTTCGACCACCTACAAGAAGGATGTGGAACTACCTCTCGGCACTCTGACTGTCACACCGGAAGGTGGGATGGACATGACTGGTCCTGGCGTCGAGACCTGGGCACGGATGATGTTCTGTGAGGCGGCTCCCCATGCTGCCGAATGCAACGGTCTCTGAGGGGAACGTAACCATGAGCACAACCATCAAAGGGGGCTCAAGCCCCCGTCAGGTTGCTGCTGCTCGGGGTCGAAAACTCATTCGAGAACAGGGTGAACGTAAGAGAGAATTCGAGCTTTTGCGGGAGGAAGGCAACAAACCATCACTGAAATTAGGTCCGCTGTTGAATAACACCAAGCGAACCTGATAACTTCAAGGGCCAGCCAGCTCCCCTACCTAAGAGCTGACATCCTAATCGGAGGTAGAACCCGATGGACTTCGAAAAGATCAAGAAAGTTGTGGAAACTTTGAACGAGAAAGCCGTACATGCTGCCGACTCGACGGACGCTCTAAAGTTCTCACAAGCTGCCCTGAATTCGGCAAACACCTACTACGCTCTCATGTCGTTCACTACCAGGGAACCTGGTTGCGGCTGAGTAAGCAGACTTGGAATAATGAGGCCGCTGGTGAAGACTAGCGGCCTTTTCCATATCAAGGATATTGACAGGGAGAGCTAACCAAAATACTTAGAGCGGACCTTAACTAACAATCAGGAGTGATCATGGCTGACAATCCGACCAAGAATTCTGAGCCCGAAGTCGTTTTCGATCCTGAGAAGCTCGATACTGTCGAGGCTGAAAAGTTGACTGATTGGGCATATGAGCCCACCATTGCATTTCTCAAAGAGGATCTTGAGTACGCCCGTCAGGACAATCAGGACCAGAGCAACAACGTCAAGGGTTGGTTGGATCTCCGGAATACTACCGGTTCCGAGACGGGCCGAAAGGCCAAGGTGGCTGGCAGATCCAATGTCCAGCCCAAGCTGATCCGTAAGCACAATGAGTGGCGGTATCCGGCTCTGTCTGAGCCGTTTCTGAACACCGATCGTATGTTCCGGATCAAGCCCCGAACCGCTGCGGACAAAGACGCATCCAGGCAGAATGAGCTGGTCCTCAATTGGCAGTTTGATACCAAGCTGAGCAAAGTGGCCTTCATCGATCAATATATCCGAAAGACCGTTGACGAAGGTACAGCCGTTGTTCGTGTTGGTTGGGAGCGCAAGACTGAGAAAGTTTTGGTTGAGAAACCGGTCTACGAGTATTTCCAGATCGAAGATGCAGAGCAGATGGAAATGTTGCGTCAAGCCACAGAATATTTCCAGAATGATCCCGAAGGTTTTGATAGCGATCCGGAGATCCCTGACTCTCTTCGTGCATCTGTTGAATATGGTGTTGACAACCAGGTAGCGGTATTCGCTGAGGAGGTTGGTACTGAGATGGTCTCAGAGACCAAGATTACCTTCAACCAGCCTTCGCTCAAGATCGTTGACGTAGCCAACTTCTTTATCGATCCCTCCGTGAATGGTGAGTGGACCGAAGCTAGGTTCATGATCCATACCTACGAGTCAACCGCGTCAGAGCTGCGTAAGAAGAAGATTTACAAGAACCTGGACAAGGTGAACTGGGAAGCTGCCCGGATCACCTCCAATCTTGGTACACAGGACCATACGTCCAATACTCCGGTGGTGGACACACGGACCAGCAACAAGAAGTCCACCGTCTTGGTGTACGAGTACTGGGGCGAGTGCGATATCCATCAGGATGGTGTCATGGTTCCGATCCTGGTTACGTTTCTCGGTAATACCGTTATTCAGATGACCGAGAACCCGTTCCCGGACAGGCGTCCCCCTTTCGTCTTGGTTCCTTATATGCCCATCATGGGCTCGCACTTTGGTGAGGCTGATGCTTCACTCCTTCAGGATAATCAGCGTGTGTTGGGTGCAGTCACCCGAGGTATGGTCGATCTGTTGGGTCGCTCTGCAAATGCTCAGACTGGTTATGCCAAGGGTATGCTTGATCCCGTGAACCACAAACGCTTCACGAGTGGACAGGATTTCGAGTTCAATCCGAACAAGGATCCGAAGGTTAACATCCAACAGATGGTTTACCCGGAGATCCCCAATTCAGCTCTCCAGATGTCGCAGCTCCAGAATGCGGAGGCCGAGGGTCTCTCTGGGGTCAAGAGCTTCTCTGCTGGTATCACTGGTGAGTCTTTTGGTAAGGTTGCCCGTGGTATCTCTGGTGCCATGGATGCTGCTGCCCAGCGTGAGATGAGTATTCTCCGTAGGCTGTCTGCTGGCATGATCATGATTGGCCGCAAGATCACCTCCATGAATGCCAAGTTCCTCACCGAGGAAGAGGTTATTCGTGTGACGGATGAAGAGTTTGTTGTCATCAAGCGTTCAGATCTGGCTGGTGAGTTCGATCTGATCGTGGACATTTCCACAGCTTCAGTTGATGAGGCTCGCTCCAATGATCTTGGATACATGTTGCAGACCATGGGCCCAGAGATGGATCCTGGTTTGTCACAGGTGATCTTGAGTGAGATCGCCGATCTGAAACGTATGCCCGATCTGGCAGAGCGTATCCGTAGTTACCAGCCCCAGCCTGATCCCTTGGCTGAGAAGCTTCAGGAGCTTCAGATTGCTGAGCTGGAGGGCAAGATTGCTCTGGAGCAGGCCAAGACCATGAAGACCCAGGCCGAGGCTGAGAACATTGCTCTGGATACGCAGTTGGATGCTGATGGCACCAGTCATGAGCGTGCTGTCGAAAGTATGGGTGCTCAGGCATCTGGCAACCGTGATCTGGAAGTGACCAAGGCCCTGCTGAGTGGTGAAGCTGCTCCGGGTAACATCGAAGCTGGTGTTGGTTTCAACAAGATAACCGATGACGCCGATCGTCGCCGGGCTGCTACCAAGAAGCCTGTATCTGCACCGCAAGAGCAGTTCCCTGGCCCTGTTCCTCAGGATACCAGTGTCTTCCCTTCTGAAGAAGAGCTTGCACTTGACCCCAATCTGGGGCAAATACCCCGATAACTACTAACTGAACCTACCAACCACACAGGAGATAAGTGGCAATGGACATATACAACGCAACGGACAACCAGGACCAAGACGACGGACCTACGATGATGACAATGGCGGAGTTCGATGAGTATAAGGCGTCCTGCTTGTATCTCATCGATCAGGCCAAGGCGGCTGCAAAGCTGGCCCAGGATCCTGCCTTCAAGCAGATCATCATGGAAGACTACTTCTCGAATGAACCCAAGCGTTTGGGTTGCCTGATGGCTTCGGGTCGTTTGACCCCCAAGGGTTTCGATGATGCAGTCAGCGATCTGAGAGCGATCGGCCATCTTCGCAAGTACCTCCAGGAGTTCATCGAGAAGGGCAATATTGCCGCAGGCGAGCTTGAGAACCTCGAAATCGCTCGTGCAGAAGCGGTGGCGTCATGAGCGGGGAAACTGGTCAGGAGAAGATCATCGATCCGGATACCCTTTCGGATGATGAGTTCATGAAACTGGACGTGCCCCCCGCCGAGGTGGCCGATCCGAATGCCGAGGAGAATGAAGATGGTGGAGTTTCTACTGAGGACGCTGCTCAAGCTGCTGCCGATACTGCGGCTGAAGCTGCTGGCGGCGGAGACAATCCAGAGGGCGCTGCGTCTGAGACTGGCGAAGATGGAGAAGCTGGTGACGGATCTGACGGTGAAGGTGGAGGCGAAGAAGAAGACGGAGGAGGCAGCACTGGTAGCGGCGAAGAGCTAACCGACGAGGAAAAGGCTGCTGCTGCTCTTGCCGAAGAGGAGGCTGCAAAAGCCAAGGGTGTCAACGATGACAAGGAAACTCTGAAGCTCAAAGCCAAAGATGGCGAGGATGAGGGTGAAGAGACTGCTGAAGAAAAAGTGGCTGCCAAGGTCGCTGAGGAGCAGACGCACGCCACAAGCTTCTTCAAGAAGGTCTCTGCCCCATTTAAGGCCGATGGCAAAGATGTTCAGGTTCGGACCCCCGAGGAGGCTATTCGCCTTATGCAGATGGGAGTTAACTACTCCCGTCGCATGAGTGAGATGAAGCCTCTTCGGGAAATGGATGCCATGTTGACGCAGCATGGACTGAACAACCCCGAAAAACTCAATGAACTGATCGATTTGTCTAAGGGCTCCAAAGAGGCTATCCAGAAGTACCTGAAGAAGCACAATATTGATCCTCTGGATCTGGACCCCTCCAAGGGTGATGCTCACACAACCCCCAACTACCGCAGTGATCCGAAAGATGTGGCGTTCCAGGATGCTATTGACAATACTCTCCAGGTCGAAGGTGGCAAGGAACTTCTGAGCGATGTCAATAGAGATTGGGACGATGAGTCGAAAGAGGCTCTGCGAGATAATCCGAGTATTTTTGGAAAACTGCTTGAACAAAAAGATACTGGGGTGTATGAGCAGATCAAGACAGAATTACTACACCAGCGGACAATGGGCTATCTAGCCGACGTTCCCTTCTTACAGGCTTACGAACAAGTAGGCAATGCGATGCACAAAGCTGGTGTGTTCGACAAGAAAGAAGTCCAGAAAAAGACGGGCCTAGCCCCAATCGCGTCTGGTTCAAGGAAGGCCGCTCCCAAATCGCAGCCCAATCCTAATCTCTCTTCAGCGAAAACAACCCCCAATGCTGCCGCAAAAGCAGTTCCCAACGAACCGGACTACCTGTCCATGTCGGACGAGGATTTCATGAAACTCGGAATACCGGGCGGATAGATCCAAGGGGTCCACAGAGAGTTAAAAGGAAAGAACCATGACTCAGATTTACAATGACCCGAATGGCTCTGCGTCGAGCATCGGTACCCAGTTCAACACTTCGTACTGGGATCGCCGGTCGCTGATCGACGCTGCCGAGCTGATGTTCTTCAGCCCGCTGGCCGACGTTCGTTCGATGCCGAAGCACTACGGCAAAGAGCTGAAGGTGTACTACTACGTGCCGCTGCTCGACGAACGCAACCTGAACGATCAGGGGCTGGATGCCGCTGGCGTCGTCATTGCTCAGACCGAGTTCTGGGTGACTTTCCCTCGCCTCGTCATGGAGACCACGGATGCGGCGTCTGCCGCTGCCAAGACCGCCATCGATGACAACGTGGGTTCCACGATCGTCTGCACCGACGGTGCCAACGGTTCTGGTTTCTCCGGTACTGGCTTTACTGCCCTGACCCTGACCGGTACTGGTTCTGCCAGCCTTCAGGCGAAGTATCTGAACTCGACCAAGCGTGATGCGGTTCTGGCCCTGGCTATCGGTGCTGTCGCCCTCACAGGTGGTGGTAACATCTATGGTAACTCCAAGGATGTCGGTACCATTTCGGCTCGTATGCCGACGCTGACGGAGACCGGTGGTCGCGTCAACCGGGTGGGCTTCACCCGTATCGAGCGTTCGGGTACTCTGGCCGAGCATGGCTTCTTCACCGAGTTCACCGAAGACTCGCTGACCTTCGACACCGATAGCGAGCTGTACGGGCATATGTCCCGCGAGCTGGTTGCTGGTGCCAACGAGGTCACCGAGGATCTGCTTCAGGTCGACATCCTGTCGGCTGCCGGTACGATCGTCTTCGCTGGTACTGCCACGGCTGACCAGGAGCTTTCTGGTGAGGCGGGTGCTGCCCAGGGTGTTGTCGACTATGCGGATCTGAAGCGTCTCTCGATCGCTCTGGATGATAACCGGACCCCCAAGAATACCAAGATCATCAAGGGTTCGCGGATGATCGATACTCGGACGGTGAATGCTGCTCGCCTGATGTATATCGGCTCCGATCTCCAGACCACGTTCGAGAACATGGTTGACGGTCTGTCCAATGCCGCCTTCAAGCCGGTTCGCGAGTATGCGGATGCGGGTTCGATCCTGAATGGCGAGATTGGTGCGGTCGGTGACTTCCGGATCATCGTGGTTCCGAACATGATGAACTGGGTCGGTGCCGGTGCCATCGAGGGTACCAACCCTGGCTTCAAGGTGACCGAAGGTCGCTACGATGTCTTCCCGATGCTGGTTGTCGGTGGTGAGAGCTTCGCCACGGTCGGTCTCCAGTCTTCGGGTGCCAAGGGTGGCAAGCAGAAGTTCAAGATCATCGTGAAGAAGCCTGGCAAGGAAATGGCGACCGTCGCCGATCCTTACGGGAAGGTCGGGTTCTCCTCGATTACCTTCTACCACGGGTTCATCACTCTGCGGGCCGAGCGGATTGGCCTTGTCAAAGCGGTTGCGCCTCAGTAAGGTGCGCGACTGAGCTAACAAAGGGGGCGGCTCATCGTGAGCCGCCCTTTTTCACTTAACCGGAAACAACAGAAAGAACACAACATGGCAAACGACATCGAAAGTCTCCGAGTGCAGGCAACAGAGCTGAACATCAAGTTCTCCGGCAATACCGGTGCCAAGACGCTCCAGGAGAAGATCAATCGCGAGATGACCAAGCCCATGAACCAGGGTGCTGCGAGTATTCTGGGTGACAATGAGCCCCTTCCTGAGATCATGCCGAAGGCTCCTCAGAAGGCAGCTCCGCCCACTCTCGCTCAGCTTCAGACCATGGTCGTCAATGACATCGATCCCAAGAACCAGGCGTTGGTTCGTCAGGTGGTCCGTGCCAAGGCTCTCGTCCTGCGTCGTGTGAAGATCACCAATCTCGATCCTTCCGACTCCGAGTTGCCGGGTGCGATCATCACGGTCATGAACAAATACACCGGCAAGGTGTCCAAGTTCATTCCCTTCGGCGAGGGCACGGAGAGTGGCTACCACATTCCCCAGATCATCCTGAACCATCTCCAGGACCAGAAGTTCGTGATCCGCAAGGCGGTCAAGGGCAGCCCGTTCGGTGTGAAGACCTACAAGAGCACCTATGTGAACAAGTTCGCCATCACCATTCTGCCGGATCTGACCCCAGACGAGCTGAAAGCTCTGGCCGATCGTCAGTCTGCAAGCCAGTCCATCTCGGACTGAACCGTAACGTAAGCCTTGAGAGGAAGTCACCATGGCTGGACATACTGGAGTTAACTGCGATGCAGACGTACAAGCCAACCACTTGTATACCTCTCTCACGGCTGATGCCCCTACTCCCCCGACGGTAGATCTGTCGGGGGAAATTTACTCATTTGTTCCAGATACCACCTCCGCCCTGTATACAGATATCACCGCTGCCACACTGGCCGAATTGACCGCAGGTGATCTGGATGGTGCTGGTGTTTTCGACGTACTCATGGCCTCAGTGGACATCCACATTGCCCGTGAATTCAAAGGCAACCGTCTCACCGGAGACCAGTATGCCACTGTTTATCTGAACGCCCTCACAACCGTTCTCGGCCAGAGCGTTAGTTTCCTTCTTGCGAAGGACAAAGCTCGTTGGGATGCTGTTACGGCACAGATGAATGCACGTATCGCTGAGATCAAAGCCACTGAAGCTCTGATCGAACTGGAGAAGGTCAAAATGGAGACGCAGAAAGCCGTCTTCGAGATGCAGAACTCTGGTGCCGAATACGGTCTGACCAAAATGAAGATCGCCAATGCCGACGTGGAATACTGCCTCACCAAGTCCAAGAATGAGAGTGAGACCTACAACCGGAACTTCCTGCTTCCGGCTGATTTGGCTCTCAAGACTTATGAGCGTGAATTTATCCTGCCAGCAGAAGCGGCCATTCGGAGGGTCAAGCATGAGCGTGTGCTTCCTTCCGAGGCTGCCCTCAACGAGTTCAATCATCGGGAAATTCTCCCGATTGAGAAGGATATTCAGGCGTATCAGTTGGCAACTGTCCTGCCTCTGCAAACGTCTTTGGAGCAGTTCAAGCTGGATAATGCCGTGGTCATTGCTCATGCCCAGGAGCAGCATAAGTTGAATTTCCAGCTCCCGGCACAAACCAATCTGATCAATGAGCAGAAGGAAGCCATGCGGGCCCAGACCTTGGACAACCGTTCCGATGGTCTGACACCTGTCACTGGTCTCCTTGGCCGTCAGCGGACCTTGCTGAGTGAGCAGGGCGAGGCTGAGCGTGCCAAGACCCTGGATACTCGTAGCGACGCTGTGACCGTCGTTGGTGCGATCGGCAAGCAGAAGGCTCTCTACACTCAGCAGATTGACAGCTTCGTGAAGGATGCCCAGCACAAGACTGCGAAGATGTATCTCGATAGCTGGATCACTCAGAAGACGCTCGATGAGGGTCTGGCAGCTCCGACTGAGTTTGTGAACGCTCAGGTTGATATCGTCCTCGCAAGGGTCCGTGACAACAACAACCTGACGACCTAAGTCCATGGGCCTGTTGGGTGGTAAAACTATTGTCGTTTCGTCAACGGTTTACAATATGGCCGGAGACGAAGCGACCCGTCCGGATTACCTGAAGAACACGATCTTTGGGGCAGTCATGTCCCCTCATAATCCTTACCTCGGGGAAGCGATTGCTTACAATCTTCTCAATGGTCCGGGGATGAACCAACGGCAATTTTATAAGTGGTGCGTGAGGCAGAACTATCCTGGTTTGCCTACATTTTCTGTGACCAGCGAGACCAGTGTGGATCCTACTGTGGTGGCTGGGGAGATCCCTACTCCTGGGTCTCCTGCTGGTTTGGTTATCTCCATGCAGTCGGCCAATCTGGTTTCGGGTAGCTATGAGCATATCGTGGAGAAGTACGTTTTGGATAACCATCCGGATCGGTATGACACAGCTTATGTGACATCCTACGACAAGATCACCAACGACATCACGATCCAGTGGGCAAGTCCTCCGGGAGGTTCCACTGTGATTTCTGCCGGTACATACGACGTGACCAAATCCTATATCGTAGCCGAGTATTACCACTATCTACCAGCCAGCGTTGGCAGCCTGGTGACAGGTGGGACCACGGTAGGAGTGCTGACCAAGCCTTCCACGACTGGTTATGGCCTGGATGCCTCCGTCAACACGGGCGTGGTCAACTACCCCATGACCTTCGATACACGAGTTGTGACGGTCTACACTGGCTCTGAGCCTCCCACCCTTCCGGTGGATACCGACGTGACCACTCCCGACAGTGACAACCCTGGTTTCGATGGTCTAGATGAAACCTGGTCCAAGATCACTTATGACGGTGGCGATGGGAATACCGAAGAGACAATCTCTACGGAGCATTTTCTGGAGATCTCCGAATATCGGCAGATCTACAGCACCACTACCACCGTCTCAGTTGTGGTCAATGAGAATACCCCGGTGGCAGGTCAGACTGAGACTATCACGACAACCAGGATAGGTGAACATATCCGGCCAATTTACGATTGGCGTATTGATACTCAGCCGACTACCCTCCTGAAAATGGAGGGCGGTGTAGAGCTGTTCAGCTACGAGATCGGCACAGGTAACGCCACTCTGGATGCCCTATTCGCGACTGTAAGCACCACCGCAGAGGAGGCTGAGTATTTCCCCTTTCTACCTATCCGGATAAATAATAACTCGATCACCAACACGGAATACGACGATATCACAGGCAGCGGGCTCTATGAGAAAACCAATCGAGCCTATAGACGTGCCTCTGGTGGTGGTCAGAGGTTTTCAAGGCTTGTTACCGAAGTGGAGGAAAACCCGGACATCAATGACATTGACTACGCATTTATACACTTCGGGGTCTCTCTCAATGTGATTGAGCCCGCTTGCCGCAAATACATGTACACTTGGCTCAAGAATGCATCTGCCCACCAGACCACCTCTTCGTCCTACATGACGGGTTACTCCAGTTTGGTGGCTACCTACTTGGCTGAAGTGGCTGATCTGAATGACTGGATCTTCGACCAGGGGCTTTCGTCTCGGCCTCGGTATGGAGATGCAAGACCTCCGACACCTTTATTGGCCTCGCCGGAAGTGACCTCTGTTACGTTGCGTCCTGCCGACGAGCAATGTGACCATGCGGATCAGCGCACCAACTTCGTAAACATCACGGAGACCACCGGCACTGGTACTCTCACAAATACCGAGACAGGTTTGCTCGCCGTAGCAGGCGAAATTTGGTGGACTGAGGGTGTGGATCTTGAGTGGGAAGTGGTATCTGGAGTATATCCCAACGCCATCACCAGAAATTTCAAAATTGAACGGGTACATTTGGGTTGGCAGGTTGACGCTACTAACTGGAAAAGCTTGGAATGCTGGGGCCTAGTCCACAAGAATTTTGTATATGGCGGTGAGGCAGTCAAGCTTCATGCAAAAGAAGCTATTAACGAGGTGGATCCTAGTGGTTTCATCATCCCGTTGCATTACAATACCATGAAAGACCTTGGTCTCAAAGACTCGACCCAGATGGCTACGGCCAATACCAACATCGTCTTCAACTCCTACGAGATTGTGAAGCAGAAATGGTACCAGGGTTTCATTGGAATGTTGATCATCTTCATTGTTATGATTGTGGTTACTGTCATCTTTGCTCCAGCCGGAGGAGGTGTCGGTATACTTGGTGCCAATGCTGCCATAGGTGCAGCCATGGGTTTGACTGGTACGGCTGCCATTCTTGCTGGTGCTATTGTCAATGCTCTCGTGGCTGTTGCCATATCCCAGATCATCTCTGCCGGAGCCACGGCCATATTTGGTGCCAAGTGGGGTGCGATTATCGCTGCCGTAGTCAATCTGGCCATAACCATGGGTGTTGCCGGTGGTTTTGATATTAGTAGTCTCAGCGAACTTGCAACCGTAGAGAACCTTTTGAAATTTACGTCTGCTATTGCAAATGGTTACGAGGGTTATACTCAGGGAGCCATTGCAGAGATTGGCGCTAAGATGGAGGACAATCTGGAAGAGTTCAATGAGCGGATGGACAAGATCTCAAAAATGCTCGTAGAGCTTAGAGGAAATAGTGGATTGATGTTTGATCCATTAAAGCTTACAGACAGTGTGAGAGGCAATGATGCTTCATCGTCCAATGGTGGATATGTCACTGAGACGTTGGATGTCTTCATCCACAGAACCACAATGACAGGTTCGGATATTGTTGATATCAACCTGGCCCTGATCAATGATTTCGCAGATCTAAGCCTAGAACTGCCGTCGTAAAAAGAGGTAACGTCATGAGTCTACATGGAATTCCCCCATTGGATAGCAGTGGAGTTGGTCCTCTCGCATCCAGAGCTATTGCAGGAAGTGCCCCTAGCGCCACGAGTGGTGCCCTGACCAGTACTGGTAGCACCATTGGTGCTGGAGCAGGTGGTGGTGGTTTCTTTGGTGAAGGTTTCTTCGGCGAAGGTGGTGGTGCCAGTCTCGCTCTCGGTGGATTGCAGACCCTGGGTTCCATCTGGAGCAGCTTCCAACAGATGAAGCTGGCCAAGAAGTCTCTGAAATTCCAGAAGGATGCTTTCCGGACCAACCTTGCAAATTCCACCAAGGTGTATAATACCGCACTGGAAGATCGTATCCGTGCTCGTTATGCGACCGAAGGTCGTTCTGAGCAGGCTGATGCGAAGATTGCGGAAAATCGTCTGTAAGGAGTGATACCAGATGGCAGTTCTCGAACTCAAACCTACCCGAGCCCCCAATCTCACGGGCACGTCTCAGATCTTGGCTCAGGCTGGTCTTTCCCTGGATCGGGGCTTTGAGGCTGCCGGTGGTGTGCTTGCATCTTATCAGGCAGGCCAAGAAGCCAAAGCCGATGATGAGGTTTTCGCTGAAATTTCCGGTCTGAAAAACCGAGAGGAAATTGCTGCCTGGTTTGAGGGTGGTGGTCTAAGGGGCAAGCGGATTTCTGCCGATATGAAAGAGCGTGTCAGTGCGCTTTATGCTGATGCGGCTGGTTTGGCATCTACTCGTGCAACCACTGCCAGCACTCTTGCGAGCACAGGTATTAGGAAAGCTGTCGAGGTGGATCGGGCGGCAGAGGAAGTCGATCGGATTGCAGCCCGTGCAGAGCTTCGTGGTCTTACTCCTGGTTTCATTGCAGGTACGGAGGAGGGTAGAGAGTTTGGTCTCACCGGTACTGGAGCTGCACCTGTCGTCGCTCCCACTGGAGCGCCTACCGCAACTGTTCCCCCTGGAGGTGCCGCTGCTGCCCTTGAAGCTTCGGTCCCTGTGATCCCTGGTGCTGCTCCTACTCCTGCTGTTTCTGCTCCCCCTGCGGGAACTATTGAACCTTGGGTATCCTCCAGTGGTGAGAGGGTTTGGATAGATGAAAACGGCTGGCTCATGGAACCTGAGATTGCTGCAACCCACGAAGCTGCTTTCGTTGAGAAGGCCCGTACTCCTGCTCCGACAGCTCTGCCAAGCTACAAGACCAAAACCGAAACTGAGAGTGGTTTCATGACTGTGATTGCCGATAAGGTTCGCAATCCTTTTGCCTTGGCTGCTATTGCTGCCACAGGCCAACATGAGAGTGCCTTCACTGCGGAGAACGCTAGTGGCACATGGAAGGATGGTAAGCGCAGGGCTGGTGGCGTTATGTCTTGGAATGGTGATCGTCTTGCAGCGATGCAGAAGTTCACTGGTGACGACAAATCTCCCGAGGCCCAGGCTGCTTTCTTCCTTCAGGAAGATCCGGCTCTGATGGCAGCTCTTGAGAAGGCCACCTCGGTCGAGGAAGCTGTCACTCTGATGAACAACGCTTGGCGTTTCGCTGGGTATGACAAAGCAGGCGGGGAAGCTGCGGCTCGTCTTGAAACAGCACGAGCAATCTATGGCACTGGTCCCACCCCTGATGGTGCCACCATCGAAACCTCTGCTATCCCCGCTCCTGGGGCTGATCCCCTTGACGCTCTTCGTGCCATTGGTAATCCGGCTGGT